ATGCTGGACGCCTTCAAATCCCTGCCTGAAGACCCTGACGAGCTGCGAACCGTCAGCGAGCAGATGGCCCGGCACATCCAGTCTCAGGCCTACCAGATCGAGAAGCTGAAGGCCGAGCTTCACGGACATCGCAAGGCGCGCTTCGGGTCGAAGTCAGAGCGCATGGATCAGCTGGCGCTGGACCTGTCGGAAGATGACGAGATCGCGCAAGCCGCAGAAGATCAGACCGCCGCGGCGGTGCCAGGCGACACTGAGGGCGCGGCCACGCGCGCTAAGCGTCAGCACAGCCGCAAGCCACTACCCGACCACCTGGATCGGGAAGATGAGGTCCTGTCGCCTGGTGAGGCATGCGTGGGATGCGGCGGCGCCCTTCGCCAGGTGGGCGAGGACATCACAGAGGAGCTGGATTATATCCCCGGTCACTTCGTGGTGCGGCGGTTCATCCGCCCCCGCATGGCCTGCACCTGTTGTGAAGCCTTCGCCCAGGCTCCGTTGCCGTCCCGTCTGATCGAGCGCGGACGGCCGGGCCCCGGCCTCGTCGCGCACGTCCTGGTCGGCAAATATTGCGATCACCTGCCACTCGATCGGCAGTCCCGGATCTACGCCCGTGAAGGCGTCGATCTGCATCGCTCCGCGCTGAGCGACTGGGTCGGGCGTACCACGGCCTTGCTGGAACCGCTGGCCGAGCACATCGGCAAACTGGTGCGCGCGGGTCCCGCGCTGTTTGCGGACGACACCCCCGTAAAACTGCAGGTGCGCGCCAATACGACGAAGACCAAAACCGCGCGGCTCTGGAGTTACGTACGAGACGAGCGACCGTGGTGCGGGACCGCGCCGCCTTGCGCCTGGTACCAGTTCAGCGTCGATCGGAAGGGCGAGCACCCGGCCAACCATCTCACGGGCTATACCGGCACGGTCCATGCCGATGGCTTTGCCGGGTTCAATGGCCTGTTTGGCAAGGGTAAAGCGGACGAGCAGGCCTGCATGGTCCATGTGCGCCGCAAGTTCGTCGACGAGGTGGAGCGCACTGGCTCGCCCATCGCCCAACACGCGATCAAGCAAATCGCAGAGCTCTACGCTGTCGAGACGGAGGCACGTGGGAAGGGCCCGGAAGAGCGGGTGGCCCTGCGACAGGCCAAGGCCAAGCCGATCTTCGACGAGTTGGAGCTTTGGCTACACGCGCAGCTGCGCAAGATCTCTGGCAAGACCAAACTGGCCGAAGCCATCCGCTATGCCCTGAACCGCATGCCCAAAGCCCGCGGCTATCTCGACGACGGCCGCCTCGAACTCGACAACAACACCTGCGAGCGGTCGATCCGCCCCATTGCCCTCGGCCGTAAGAATTACCTGTTCATGGGGTCAATCGGCGGCGGAAAAGCAGCCGCCATCGCCTACACGCTCATCGAGACCGCAAAGATGAACGATGTCGATCCCGAAGCATGGCTGACATGGGTCCTCCAGCGCCTACCTGATCACAAGATCAACCGTATCGACGAACTCATGTCGTGGAAATGGCAGGCCGAAAACTGAAACCGCGCCTCCACCGGACGGATACATCCAGGTTGAGTTCACCGCCTTTGTTTTCTACTTTTGCAGTCTCGGGGTCGCCTTCCAACGCCGAACTGAACCGGGTTTCGCCCCGGCTCTCAACGAAGCAGAGGCCTCTGGTTGTGAACCCTGCGGTTGCTTGGCCCCATCACGTCGATTGACAGTGTTTTCCGCAAAATCTAGGGTGATCTGGCCGAGGCTGTCGGCTGGGCCGCTCCGGGCTTCGCTTACTCGATCAGCCGCCACCGACAACAAAGCCTCGGCACCATCATCCATTGTCACGTCGTAATGATACTTGCCATAGGCGCTCTCGCGCCCAATTGCATTTAGATCATATGATGGTCCGTCAATCTCAACGGTTGCTTACACCTTGTGAAAGATCAGTTGCTCAGCGCCAGGCTTTTTATGCTCGTTACCTCCGCGCAGGATCAGCCCGCCAGGTGTTTTAGTGATGTTGCTCATATCCACATAGCCCCGGGAGGCTTGGGCTTGCGACGGAACCGCTTTCGTGGGCCTGTCAGGCCTTCTTCTAGGGCTTGGCCCCATTGGCGGAAAGCGTCGGCGAAGTTGGAATAACGGTCGTGCAACGGGCGCTCGGTGAACACGTCGTGGCGCTCGTTGTAGGCCTTGCGATAGTTGTCGAGGGCCGCGATGCCATCGGCGCACTCGGTGGCGTCCATGAACACCTTGCCGCGCATGGCCAGGCGCGTCTGGTTGATGCCAGTCAAGACGTTCTGGATGCGAGGCACCACCTCGAAGTGCAGGTTCGGCAACATCTCCTGCAAAATCTCCAGCGCGCTCTTGCCGGTCTGCAAGCTCTTGTTCTGCGCGTCATGCGGCAGGTAGTGGCGGCCGCCCATTACGTTGAAGCCTGAGTTCTGGAGGTACGTGGCATAGTGGTCGAGGCTCTCGCCACTGTTCTCGTATGCACGAATGAAGCGATGCTCGCCGGCGATCTGTTGATGAAACCAGATTGCCGTGGTGTCGTTCCAGCCGAGATCCCAGAACGTGTTGACAGGCTCCGACGGATCATAGGGCACCGAGCGGATGCCGCCGCGGTTCCGCATCTCAGCCATTTCGTTGGCGTAGTAGGCCCCATGCACCCTGCCTTGGCGCCACAAGCCCATGAGAAGCGCGTCACGCTCGTCTGGGGGCAGCTGCAACAGGGCCTCGCGATAGCCGGTCTCACTCAGGTGCGGGTTCTCGGACAGGCGGGCCGGGATGAATGTGCGATAGGAGGTCGTGATACGGCGCATCTCAGCGTCAACAGTATCAATGGGCACGCGGGTGGCTTGACCGTCCTCCTTGATCCCCCAACGCTCCATCACCCAGCCTTGGCCCGGTCCATCAGGGTTGGTGGTGGCACGGATCAGACGGGGAAGCGTCGGATCGGTGGATCGGCAGCGTGAGAACAGGTAGAGGTAACACACATCCGTGGGCCAAAGCGTCAGCTCATCAAAGCCGATATAGTTCCAGGCGCGGCCGCGATACTTGAGGCGATCCGCATCGTTTTGCAGGTAGCCAAACTCGATCTTGGCGCCGGATGGGAATGTCCAGATTTTCTCGGTCTGATTGAAAGACGCGCCGTGAGCGATATCCGGGTATATTTCTTGCGATCTTGAGATCAGGTCGCGCAGCTCGGGGAAGCTACGGCGAAACAGTATTGCGCGATGGTTGCTGTTTTCATAGCCGCCCTCTTGCGCGCATAAAGCGTCGATCAAAAGAGCGTCCGACTTGCCGCCTCCTGCCGCGCCACCATACAAGACCTCAAAGTCTGAACACGACAAAAATTCCGACTGCTTTTCGGATGGGGCCCAGACTGGGTTGATGGTATGGGTCGAGCCATCAAGCATCAGATTCATCGCCCAGATAAGTGATGATTTCTTCCGGCGTCATATCGCGGGTGAAGACTTCTTTTGCCTTACGCTGAGGAACGATGAGCACATTCACATTGCCTTCGGTCTGGATCGGCCCACCGTCCTTACCGGTGTGCTCTTTGCGCTCGACGAACGCCTGAACATCGACATGCTTGGCAATAAGTTCCAGCCGCTTGATCCGATCGGACAGCCTCAGCTTGACCGTCTCCCCAACCTTTTCACCCTCTATGGTGTTTTCGTAGACGTCATGCCCGGCAATCAGTCCTTGGCGCCAGATCAAAGGCCATTCATGTATGGTCTTGATTGCACCGGCCTTATCGTACAGATCCGCCAGGTCTGCGGTGACCTCATCCGCAAGGCGGCGCAGCACCCAATCGGCATTGATTTCGGTTCTTTCTGCGCGCTCTGCTTTGGCGGTTGCGATAGCATCTGCAATGTCAGGTTTTGACAAGTTTTCGGCACCGACCTGTCGGGCAGTCTTCTTGCTGTACCCAGCCCGAATAGCGGCCTGTGTTGCGTTGAGATCGATCAGGTATTCCTCAACAAAGCGCTCCTGCTTCGCCGTCAGCTTGGTCTGATTGCTGGCATTACCCTGCGCGCTCATTGTCCGAAATCCACATGTTGCTCATTAAGGAGTTTAATATTGATATATATACTACATGTTGTGCCGCGGTGAAAGGTTTCACTATTGCGGAGCGTAAAGCAAAGCCCGCCGAACTTGTCTGCAAGGCTGGCCTCAGCAGCGCGGCTTGTGGCATCCCCTCCTGTCGGCAGGTCACTGTAGGCCATGTGGCAGATGGGCTGGGGAGGCGGATCAGTTTTCCCGTGCTCCTCTCGCCACTTTCGAAAATTGTTCTTTGCCAAGCATCCGAATGTCGGCCTTCGTCTGACGCACTGTTAAAAAACGCACCGTAGAAGCACCGGAAGAATCCGGCTAGGAAAGATCAGCCAAAACACCGACACTGCAACCGTCGCGAATAACCTCGCCACCATGGGCGTGTGCGCCGGAAACCGTCGCTAGCGTAGAAATGATTGTGATCACAGGTGATAACGCCGTCGTTGCTTGTGATACCGTACGGGAACACCGGCCATATGCGATCAGGTCATTCTGTGATGTAATGCCATTCGTCTTCATTCTTCTTCCGGGCTGTTGGGCTGTTCTTGATCCGGCGCAGTGCCGTCTCCGAGGTTGCCTCTGGGGCTGAGAAAGGGCGCAACGTGGCAGCCCTCGCTCCCCTTCTCAGCAAATCCGGCGCTTGCAGAGGGCCAAGGTTTCGAATTGATGCGACCAGCTTCGCCAAAATCGGCCTTCGGCTGGCTTTCCAAGAGCATCGCCAGATCATCAAAAACCGACGTTCGTTTATATTCCTGTTTTCCCGGCAAATTCTGCCCCATACCGCCGGCATATTTTGCCCCACCTCTCAGGTTGTATCGATTGCTCATGTTTCGCTTTCCAAGGCCAGTGCGCACCGTGCGGCGGATTGTTTTGACGAGCCCGAGTCGCTCAAGCTCTCGCAGCCCATCCCGGGCGGCGCGCTCTGATATTTTCATGTCAGTCGCGATGGTCGGGATCGACGGATCGCAGCGCCCGGTTTCTTGGTTGTGGCGGTTTGCCAAGCACAAGAGCACCAACTTGGCTGAATTGCTCATCTTGTGCTGGCGGATCGCGTCGAAGGCGTTTTGCAGCGCGGTAATGCTCATTGCGGCGCTCCTATAAGCTGCATCAGTGTCTTGCGTTCGACGACCTTAATCTGCTTCAACCGTGCCAGCTCATAGACTGGCAAATGGCCTTCGATTGCCTCGCTCAGCATGGTCCGCAACTTGTCAGGCGGGATCGCATCACGCTCGGCGGCGCAATCATGGGGCCAACGCTGACCCGCAGTGGCCTTGCGCTTGCCCGGCCCGTATGGCGTCCTCCCGTGCGCAGCGCGTACATCCTTGATCGTACCGCAGTCATCGCACGTGCATCGCGCTAGTTCCTGACCTCGCGAACCCTTCATTGCCTCTATCATCTGTCTTCCTCTCTGCTGTTGTCTCTGCCGCCATCCTGCCGATGGTTGGGGGCTGGGTTCAAAGCACACTTCCCCCGTCGTCGGGAGAAGCGTGCTATCCTGCCGACCGTCGCCGGGCTTGGGACATACACACACTGCGCTACCGGATAGCTCTGTTCTTGAGCGGGGCATGGTGAGCCTTCTACCCCTTCGCCGGCGCTTCCATCTCACGGGGCCATCGGGTGCCAGCGCAGCAACATTCCGATGGGTCCGATATTCTTTACGGCGATGCGGGCGCATGCCTCGGGTCTCGTGTGGGCAAGGCATCTGGCGTCGTGTTGCTCGTTCGCTTCCGTCCGTCACCGTCCGGGGGCTACTGTGGGGAGCCTATGTTGCAGGCTTTCGGCGCTGCGTCGGGGCCTTGCCATCCCCATGCCGCTCAGGCCGCCACAACACGCTTATGGCCTGAGTGTGCCCGGACGACGCGCCGGGCGCTGATCCCGTCAGGGCGGCTTGGCGCTGGCGGTGACTTTTTGAATGAACGCCTTGCGCTCAGCCTCGGTGAATGTCTCCCAAAGGGCCATGAACACCCGCTTTCTGGCGCGGTGTGCGAAGGTCGCACGCTGGATCCGCTTCAAGGCGGCCGCCCCGAATATCTCAAGCTCCATGGGCGTGGCCACGTCCGCCCAAAAGGCGGCGTCCTCGCGCATGTTGCCGAACGCGGCATAGCCAGGGGCTCCACCACCCACGGTATCCAGTGCCGCGCACAATGCCTCGCCCAAGGCCGCTTGCCCGCCAGGCACACGATCCGCGGCGTCGATCGCAGCCATAAGGGCGCGGCGCATGGCCAGCATCGACGCCTCTTGATCTGCTCTTTGTGGCGTGGTGATCCGGGTCTGCGCGGTCATCTTGCACGCCCCTTCTTACGGAAGCGCTTGATTTCACGATCAATCAGCGCGTCAGCGTGAGGATCAAGGGCCGGGTTTACCGGAGAATGGAACCAGCCGGCGGGCAGCTTGTTATTCGGATACACCCCCCGGAATACCCCATAAGCCCACTTGCGTGCGTGCTCCTCGCCCTTGCGTGTGCTGGCCATGGTGTAACGCAATGGAGCTTCCCATACTCGGCGCGGCTCCTTGAGGCAGTCAGCGCGCAGGCCATCGCGGGGCTGCATCGCCGCCGCTGCCATATCGAAGGCTTGCAGCTCGCCATCCTTTACGACCACGTTCGACCGTGCCGGCTTTTCCCAGCCGCACGCCATGCAAACATTCCCCCTCAGCGCGCCGCTGCATTCCTGGCAAACCACCTTTTCGCGCGTCTGCTCATTGCGCTCGCGAGGCTTACTGTCCTGCTTTTCGGACTTATCCAGATCGCCGACGCCATGCTCCCAGACCTCGTAAACATCCAGCGCAAACCGTTCGACGTTGCCGCTGTGGTCGAGCCACAAAGCCTTGTCCTTTCCGCTTTCGGCATGGGTGCGCATCACCCGCCCCATTTCTTGCATGTGGCTGCTGAGGCTCTTGCGGTAGGGCTTGCAGGATATGCCGATCCGCACCTCTGGCACGTCAAAACCGCGCGTCAGCACCCCGCAGGATACGAGCCCCTGTATTGTGCTGTCTGGGCGCCGAAACTTGCCAATCTTCTCGCGCTGCTCTTCATCGGTGCGGTCCATGTAGCTGACCTGCTGGAAATTGTAGCCCGCCGCTGCAAACGCTTCGCACAGCTTGCGCCCATGCTCCACGGTAGGGCTAAAAACGATGGTCTTGACCGGCCCGCCGAAATGCTCGTGCGTCTTGGCCTCCCATTCCGAAACCACGTCCCCAATGATCTCGATCCCGGCGCTGGTGGCCCCTTCATCACTGAATTCGCCATAGCTGTTCAGCCCAAAAGCGGCATCTTCGGGCGACTTGGCAACGTAGATCGTCGGCTCTATCAAGTGTTCTTGCTCGATCAATTGCCGCGTCGGGATGACGTTCACAATCCCGTCGTATTGCTTCCCTATGCCCTTGGTAAACGGCGTCGCGGTCAGCCCGATAACAACCGCTTTCGAGTTGGCCTCGATAAATTCACGCGTGTTTTTGTAGAGGACATGGCATTCATCGACGATGATAAGATCAGGATCACGCGGGAGGCTTCGACGGGCCAAGGTCTGGGCGCTGCACACCTGGACGTTCTCACGGGGCGCCCATCTAGGATGATCGCCCTGAACAACACCATGCGGTATGCCGTATTCATCAAAAACCGCGCTGGTCTGGTCCACCAACGCCAGCCGATCAACAATGAAAAGCGTGTATGAGCCCCGTTCGGCGGCCTCGCGCAGCATGTGCGCGCTTGTCAGGGTCTTGCCCGCGCCTGTAGTGGCGCAAAGGATTTGCCTCCGCAGCTTGCGTCGGATCCCGTCTCGAAGGGCCTCGATAGCTTGCGCCTGATAATCCCGCAGACGGATTTCCTTGAAACTCTGAGGCTGAAACAAATCATACATGGCGGTCCATAACCTCCCTGTAGGCTTCACGCTCCGCCACCTCGCGGGGCTGGTGTCCTTCAAACTCTCGGATTGCGGCGCGTTCCTCCCAATCGGGAAGTAACGGCCAGACTTCCGCGCATACCTTCCGCCAGTTCCGACGGATCCATGCGATCGCATCAGGCGACAAACGCCCATTGCGCAGACGGAACCGATACCCGTCCTGGATTACGTCGCCGCCATGGGCTTTTATCCGGGACAAGATCGCCATCAGTTCAACGGCGTCTCTTGCATTTCAAGCTGGCGGCGGAGCTTCTTGATTTCGTCGCTCTGGAAGTTGACCCGGCGCTGCAACTTCGCTGCATTGGCCAAGGCGGTATCGCGTGCGCCTTTGATCGTGGCTATCTGCTGGAGCTGCTGGCTGACCTTTGGGCCAAGATCACGGCTTTCAGCCATGTCCTTATATTCAGCAGACAGGGCCTTATATTTCTCCTGCCACTTCTTCAATTCGTGTTTCATTTCTATGTGTGAAAGACGCAGTGCCACCCAATCATCTTCTTGAGCCTTATCTGTCAGCTTGCGAAATTCACGACGCAGCTTTTGAATATGCTCTGGCTCTTTTTCTGCTGGTGGCTCTGGGTCTGCGGCCGGTGGGGCGGGGTCAGGCTCTTTGGCCTTCTCAGCCACCGCGTCAGCTTCCGCGTCGGCGCCGATGCCCTCAGGCTTCGGGTCTTGCAAGGTGTCGCGATCTTCGTCAGATTTAGACTTTTTACCGATGTTGGCGGTGTTCTGGGTGTAGGTTTTCCCGCCGCGTTCGACCTTGCGCTCGTCGCTATCTGTAAATTTTGACAGATGTGCGCGACTGATCTCTCCGCGATATTTGGCCACAGTTGGCGGCGAAACCCCACACTGACGGGCAATTTCACGGTCCGACCATTGTGACCACTCTCCATCCTCCAGAAGGGTCATAACCGCTCGGCGCTTGTCAGCGTTGGTACGGCGAAGGCCATGAGTCGAGTTTGCACCGCAGGAGTGCAGGATCGCCCGGCGGCGGTCGCCCTGGCGCACATCGGCGGGGACCTCTTTCCTGCCAACACGCTTCCACGCCTCGACACGGTGGAACCCATCGGCCAGCCAATAGTCTTTGCCATCGTAGTAGACGACAATAGGCGGAAAAACGGTATCCGGGTCCGCCAAAGCCTCGGCGTATTCAGCGACGGTATCCTCGTTCATTTCCGCGCGAGACTGCGTGCCCCCGTCGGTGCGGATTTTCGAAATCTCGATCATTCGACTGCTCCTTTAGATTCGTTCTCTCTTGTTGAGCGCGAGACAGAAAATTGACTAAATGGACGACCTTTGACCGGCAGATCATCTGAGTGCGGTGACTTTGCGGGCGCGATCGCAGCCATGCTCACGATCCGCCCCCATTCTGGAGGCTGGACCAATCGGGAGACTGGTTAGATCCTTGATTGGCTTCGCCAGCCGCGCGAAACGCTGCGACTGATTTCTTCATGTCAAAGCGTGTGAGCCCATTCACTTTGACGGGGGGCGGGATGATACCCTTCTTGACCAAGCGCCACACGGAGCTGGGCGAAATGTCCAACGCAAACGCCAGTGCCTTATCTTGGCCAAAAACCTTCTCGACGGGGCTTTCGGGAATGTTGTTCATGCGGTGTCACTCCATGATGTGACACCAGCCTAAAACGAACGATTATCCCTCTTCTGCATCCAATTGAATTATGTCCGACCTTCAAGGCGACGCGCGAAACGCTGCCCTAACTCTCTGTCTTTAAGCAATATTTCAGATTTTTTGATTTCGCCAATTAAGCGTCGGACGATCACATTATAGGTCTTGGGGGCCTCCTCCAAGATAGCGCGCGAGACCGGGTTTTTTACATCCATGCAGCGCGCCAAGGCTTCTGCAACAGCATCTGCCGCGCTACGTCGTGGGCTGTTTGTCTTGCGGCTAAGCCGTAGGTTCATTTTCTCATCTGCGCCTAAACTCTCAGCGATGCCCAATAAAAATACGGTCAATCTTTGGCCACGGAGTGCCGTAGGTCTGCCTGGCCCTTCCGACGGGGCAAAGCGGCCAGTCAGCACATAACGAGCCTCTGACGATAAGACGTCAGATAGATCGATCAGACCTGTCAGAAGGGCAATAAGATAGAGATGGTCTTTGGAGTATGTTCCAAAATCCCCATCTTCTCCAAGATCCTCACTGGTCGTATCGGCTAAGATCTTGATCTCTTCTTTGGTGAGCCGGGATAGCGTCGGGTCGATCCAATCCGCTTCTTTTTGCAAAATAGACTCTAGCTGAGACCGTATGGTTTTGAACCCATCATGTGATCTTAGAAGCCGCGCTTCCACATCATCATTAGCAAGCTTAAAAAAGCTGTCATGACTAAGGGCTATTTCAATCTCGATTATTTGAGGCCATATTTCGTGATTTTGGAAAAGACTGGGTCGCCTGCGTATAATGGTGACCATCGCATCTTTCAATTCAGCAAAAGATTTCTGCAACTTTTGCACTCGCTCCAACACTTCATTATCGGACATGCGCGATTTACCTGAAAACCGCGTTCCAGAGCCTAAGTGACCCTCGCGCGCAAGAAGGTGTCGCGCCTGCTTCTCAAGGATAGCAACAACTGCATCATACCGCTCTTTAGTTACGACAGATTGAGGCATGGTTTACTCCAGCGAAGATTTTGCCGTCACATATGCCATGAGGCGCTCAGCCAACTGCGCTCGCTCTTCTGACGTGTCACGCCGCCGATAACTTGCGTCTAGGCCTTTGAGTGAATGATCGCAGAAGGCATCGGCAATATGGTCAGGGATGGGCGGGTCGGTGATCCGGCAGAACTCTTTGATGGCGTTTCGAAAGCCGTGAGTAGTCAGGCTTGGATCAAATCGCTTGAGCGATTTCAGAACAGCGTTTGGTGTCAACCCGCCACGGCCCATAGGGCTGGCAAAGACATATTTTGTTTTGGCAGCGTGAGAGTCGTCTTCCTGCGGTTTCAGGGACAAAATCTTGTCCAGAAGAGCCTGCGGTAACCTCAAGGAATAGGCGCGCCCAGATTTCATGCGACCTTGGGTCGATTTGTCATCGCGCTCCGGAACCGTCCATACACCAGTTTGCATGTCGATATGTGCCCACTCAGCGTTGACGATGACACTAATGCGGTGCCCCGTGACCATCGCGGTGAGAACGGCAGCCTTGAGAGCCTCGCTGGTGTTCGTGGTTTGCAGCCATTCCCAGAGTTCAGGCATTTTGGAGGCCGGTAATGTGCCATGATGCTTTTTCTTCGTTATCCGCTTGGGAAAGCTGGCACGCGGTGGGGTCGGGTTCGCCTCACATAGCTCTTTAACAATTGCGAGTTCGAAAACCTTGTTGATATGCCCCAGGGCGTGTCCCGCCGTTACTGGAATTGAACGGAAAAGTGGCGCGAGCAGATCAAAAATCTCTCGTCGCCGGATTTCTGTCAAAGGTCTGGTCCCAATGACTGGGCTGACGTGCTGCTCATGTATCGCTCGGGGGCGGCGGCGGCTTGGACCTGCTTGCAGCGTAGGCTCGACATCCGCGAACCACTGCTGCCACATTTCATCATAGGTTAGAACCCTAACCAGTTCGCCAGACGCCAGACCGGAAAGGATTTCCCCACGCACGATACCATCAAGATCACTCGCCGTTTTTGCGTTAGCAAAGCCGCGCACCAATGCGGCCTTCCCAAAGCCTTCCTTCTTGAGCCGCTTTGCAACGATGGCAAGCTCCCGAGCCTTGGCGAGGCTTGTGTTGGGGTATTCGCCGATCTTAAGCCACGTCTCGGTTCGAAAGTAGAAAACCTTGCTGCCCGAGCGCCAACCTCTGATGTAGAGCCCATCGCGACCACCGGTGCTCCTGGCCTCGCCATCTTTGGATGGACGCCATTTTCGAATTGCAACATCGGATGAAAGAGGGAGGCTGGGCAT